CCGCTCGTGAACGTGTAACCGACAAGGGAGGCCGGGTCGGAGAAGTCGACGAGCAGCGACCAGTCCGCGCCTCGCGTGAACGAGACGTTGAGGACGCCGGGGGTCTGCGGGGCGTTCGCCATTGTGTTACCTCGTCATCTCTGCGACCTGCTCGATCACCTGCACCGCCTCCGGGCTCGTGAGCCACCGCAACGCCTGCATCAGCGCGACGCAGCAGGCCAGCCATGCAGCGAGGGAGACGGCGGCGGTTGTCAGGAGGTCGGTCATGCGATCACCCACTTGGCGATCAGGTAGCTCTCCACTGCGGCGCGGTCGGTGTCGGAGAGTGCAGAGTTGTAGATGATGATTTCGGCGATGTCGCCGCCATGTGTGTTGGCGCTCGGGCTCGTTACAAACCTTCCAATACACAAATCATTTGCAGCATTGCTTGTTGAAACAGCGTTTGTATCAGTGTTGTTTGTAACTGCTGTGCCAGAGTTAAGCCGCATGGAAGAACGATTGGACGCGGTTGCATTTCCTGGCCTGCCGACCGATGACAGCACGCTCCAGCCAGACGGCATAAACCCGTTTGCGGAAACATTGGATAAAGCAGAGGTTGCAGAAACGCCGCGCCTTATTCGGTGAACCAGTACGTCGCTAGTGCCAGAGCCATCTAAGAAGCGCAACGAAAAACCGACTGCTGAGCTACCGTCGTCGCAATTATCAATAATGGCGCTGTTGTCTGTTGTGGATCGCGTAAGCACTACAAACACTGTGCTATCGGCACTGTGCAAAAACTTAAACGTCTCCGTGCTGCTTGGGATAGATAGAGAGTCATTGCTCCCATCAAACCGCAGCACGTCCTTGCCGCCCTGCACTGCCGTCTTCCTCGCTGGCCGATTCGCGCTGGTGCCCTGCGTAGCGTGTCTCGCGTTGCCAGATTTGTCTTCCCACCTCGCTACGCCGCCATCCGCCGCGACGAGCGAGCCGCCGGTGGTCGCGTCGTAAAGTGTGCTGGCGTCGGAGGCGTCAAGCCAGAGTTGAAGGCCAGCAATCGTCTGGGGGACAGGGGCAGGCGTGATCCCCCACTTGGCGATCAGGTAGCTCTCCACAGATGCGCGGTCGGTGTCGGAGAGTGCGGCGTTGTAGATGATGATCTCGCCGATGTCGCCGTTGAGCGAGTCGTATATCACGCCCCCGCTCGTTCCACCGCCAACCTCAACAGCCGCCGAGTTGTCGTCTACGCTCTGCACCGACCCGGATGCAGATACCGGAAGCGAAGCGCCGTTTTTGTAAATTGCTGCTGACGACAGCGAGCCGCCAGAAGCCTTAAAAACTAGAACAGAATAACTGCTGGTAGAGACAGTGCTGGCAGTTTCTACCGTGGTCCGACCGCCGCTGTTGTCATCAAAGAAAAGCTTTACCTTGTTGTCGCTTTCCACAAGAAATCGCCATCCGCCCGAGGCGTCCTGCTTATTTATCAATTCATGCCGCACGTCGGACGTTAGCGTCTTGAATACAACAAATACTGTCGCGGACTGGCCGGATTGAAGGTAATCACCAAAATCAGAGCCGATCAAAATATCATCGCCGCGACTTGCAACGGCACCGGCCGCAAACAGCAACGTACCAAGCCCGTTCTGCTGACCCGTCTTTCGTAGCGGCCTGTTACCGCTGGTCGATTGAGTGAAGTGCCTCGCGTTGCCAGACTTGTCTTCCCAACGCGCCACGCCGCCATCGGCTGCGACGAGCGAACCGCCAGTGGTGGAGTCGAACAGCGTTTCCGGCGCGCTCGCGTCCAGCCAGAGTTGCAGGCCGGTGATGGTAGTCACAGGCCACGTCGTCGACAGCGCTGCCCGGCCCCAAGTATTCGTTGCCGTGCAGACGTAGAAATTGTTTGCGTCATACGCGATTTGCCCCGCCGTGCCGCTCGCCGTCGCGGACGCGGGCACGCTCGACCACGAGAGGCCAGAGCCGCCGCCGCCGGTCGACACGAACTCCCAGACGCTGCCGGTCCATTTGTAGGTTCGGCCGTTCTGCTGCGACTGCTGGCCCACGCTGGGGCTGCTGGGGAAACTCAATGGCATGTGTTACTCCTACGCGATGCTCATAGAGAAATCGACGCCGCTTGGGTCGATAAAAATTGCGTACTGCGTCCCGGCGGTGACAGATGCCGTGCGGGTGACGTAGTTCAGCGTGCCATCTCCGCTCACTAGCGTCGTGCTGCCTGTGACTGTGCGCACAACCCAACTCCCCCAGCCCTCAGACCCACTGACATTGCGGGCGGTAATCGAAAGCGTGCCGCTAGTGAGTGCCGTAAATCGCCACTCACTGGACGAACCGTCGCCTCGCATTGCGCCGACGATTGGGCTGGCTGCGGTGCCCGAGCCACTAACAGTCCACGTTGAGTACGCTCCTAGCACGCCGCCAACGTAGCGATTGCCCATTTGGATCGCTTGGTTATTCGGCGTCACGCTGCTCGTCACGCTGGAGTACGCCCCCGTGCCAACGCCATTCACCGCCGCCACGCGGAAGACATACGCCGTGCCGTTGGTCAGCTCGGTGACTGTTGCTGAAGTCGAAGTAGACGTGCCGTCTGAAAAAGTCGTCCACGTCGAGCCGCCGTTGCTTGAATACTGCACGATGTAGTCGGTGATCGGCGTCTGCGACAGAACAGTAGGCGCACTCCACGTCAGCGAGGCTTGAGCATTGCCAGCGGTCGCGGACAAGCTCGTGGGTGCTGGGGGAAGGAAAACAGCCCACCGCGAGTCACTGCCGCCAAGCGGGATCGTGATCAACTGATCATTGGCGTCGCGAGTGAACAACGCCGGCGTCGCCCAGTTGATGGCGAGTTCGTGCTGCTCGATGTCAGGCGTATCGCCACTGACCACAGGCACGCTGCCGCTGGTGTAGTTTCTGATCGGCTTCACTGGCTGTCGGTCAGGCATGGCGCAATCTCAGGTCACGGGTTCGGGAACGCCGCTGCTGCGGGCGTGAATGTGGTCGTGTATCGAGCGTCTTTCGTAATGCGAATTTCATCCATGTATGCAGCGGTGGAGTCTGGGTAGTAAGAGGTCGCGCCGATATTCAGCGAGGCCGTGTTCGCCAGCGAGTCGGTCATTGTGAGAGTGCTTCCGACCTGCGAGCCGTTCACGAACACTCGTAGCTGACCACTGGAACGACACCATGCGACGTGATGCCATGTGTCTGTCGACAAAGCGGAGCCGAATGTCTGCACAACGCCGCTGATCCCTGCCCAGAACGAAGGCACATTGCCCGACAGGAAGCAGTCGAAATTGGTGTACTGGCCGCCGGTGGATACCCCAACGCGATCGCTACTTGCAGAAAGACGAATCCAGAACTCGACTGTGAAGTTGCCAGTGCCAAAAGCAAAGGCAGGGTTCGCAGGCACTGAGAGGTAGTCTCCAGTGCCGTCCAGTGCCAGCGATCCAGTGCCATACTTGGCGGTCGACGACACCTTGGCGTTGCCGTTGGTCGTGACAGGAAACTGGTTCAACGAAGAATCTACGAACGAGGTGCTGTTGTCGCTGCCATCGCAGTGCAACAGCAGCGAAACGCTGGACGCGAACTCGTCGCTGGAGCCAACGGTCAGCGTGGCGTAATTGCTTGTGACGTTCGCCGCCAGCGTCGAACTGACAACTACACGATAGCGATTTCCGCTGTCACCAGACATCAAGCCAGTCAGGGACAGAGACGACGAAGTTGCTCCGCTAATAGCTGTCCACGTTGCACCTCCATCGGTAGACCGCTGCCACTGATAGGTCGGCGTGCCGGATGGGCTTACAGTTGCAGTAACTGAGAACGTCGCACCGCCGGCTGCCGCAGTCTGGTTCGCGGGTTGCTGCGTGATTGAGATTGCCTGCTGCGGCGCTGCTTCGCCCGCAAAAAATCCGCCATCCGTTCCGCCGGCTGCGGAGCCGCCACCACCAATTGGCCCGACCTCCGCGTAAACACTGCCCGTCCACCTCCAGAGTCGCCCCGTGTCGGTCGTGCAGTGGAGAAGCGATGAGTTGCCCGTGGCCGGCAAATCAGCCGTGGTCGCGTAGTCGTAGGACACGCTTGCGGCACCGCCGCCGCCGGTAGCCGCCAGCACGCCGTCGGTGATCGTGAGGCCCGAACCCACAATCACGGCTCCGAGAGCCTTCGTCGTGGCGACAGGCGGCGTTCCGCCAATGTCCGAATAGGTCAGCGTGATCGTGCCCGTCCGCCCGGCCACGCTCTGCACGGGCGCTGCCGCTGCGGCGCGACCTGTGGTGTGGTAGAGGTTGACGCTGCCCTCTGGCACGGCGTCGGTACTGCCGGGCGACGGGCTGATTTCGACGAACGTCGAGCCAGACCAGCGGTAGATTTTGTTGACGTTCGCCCCTGTCGAGACAACGTAGATCTTCCCAACATCGCCGCTGGCTGGCAGTGTCTCGCCTGCGTCCACAACGTCATCGACGAAGCCCGGCAAAAACGCGGACGGCACTAAGTTGTTGACGAGCGGGGCGTAGGAGCCGGCCGTCTGCTTGCCGTCGAGCAACTCCTGCAACCCGCTCACCGCGCTCACTGTGTGGGTGTGAGCCGATGGGGCGAACGTCGTCGGCACCCCGGTCAGCGAGCCGTATGGAAACGAGGCCAGCGTGGCATGGATATGGTCAGCACGAGCGGCGGACAGGGCCACGCCGGCGCTCGCCGTCCCAAGCGGCTGCGGCGTCTCGTCGGCGAGGTTGACGCTGCCGGGGACGCCACGGGGGATTGTGAAGTTCAGCGTGACCGTGTTGCCGCTTGTGACCGCGTCGACCTTCGCGGACGTGCCGGCGTCTCCGGTCGTCACCGTCCCCGCCTGAATCGACGTGTATGGCCCAACCTCGCCCTGCGGCCCGCGAGGCACGACGAATGAGATTTGCTGCGACGGCGAGTTGCCGGTGATGCTGACGCTCGCGGTTGTTGCCGAGGTCGTCGCGACCGTTCCGACTGTTAGGACGTTTGGAGGCCCGGCGGGGCCGACTTCCCCCTGAATTCCCTGACTGCCAGTCTCGCCCCGCTGAAGCACGAAGCTCAGCGTCTGCGTGGCTGTTCCGTTTGCAACCGTCTGGGCGCTGATTGTGGCTGATACCGCAGTTCCGCTGACCACTTGACCAATTACGATCTTGTTCTCTGGCCCGGCCGGTCCAACTGCACCCTGCGGACCCACGGCACCGCCCTGCGTGTACGCGAGCGAGATCGGAGCAGGCGGTGTGATGTTGACGACGACGTCGCTCACGTCACGGGTCTCCCACTGTGACGGTGCCAGCGAGAACAGTCCGAGTCACGACGCCGGGGGCAACCCAACGCAGATACCAGCGGAGCCTGTCGGTCGGGTTCAGTGACTGAGTCTGGCTCTCTTGGAGAGACAGGTTGATCTGACCGGTGGACAGGTTGATTGTCGTAATTGTGAACTGGAGAACCTCTTGTGTCGCCGTGACGGTCCCGTTGGTGACGTTCGTCGCCTTGTAGATCGAGCTAGAGAACGTGTAACCCGTGAGGTCGATCGACGCGTCGACGGTGAACCAGAATTCGTCCCCACGGACGAACTGCAAATTCAAGTTCTGTGGTAGTAACGCGTAATCGGCCACTTCACTTCTCCGTCGCGAAGGAGGCGTATGCCACAGACACAGCGGCGGCTGCTTTCGGGGACTCGACGTTCATCCCGTGCGGGTCAGCCGACAGGCCGGTTAGAAAGGCAAGAATCCAAGCCCAGAGTGCGGCCATGTCACCACCCCTCTCCGTGATTCAAGACTTGCTGACCGTCTGCATCGACGCGGGCGTGGACGATGTGCGACTGTTCTTGGGGTGGACGCTCGGCGACCATCATCACCCACAGGAACGTCTTGGCGACTCGCGCGACAAACCGAAGAACGGGACGTTCGGGACGCGGAGGCTCAGGCCTGACCGGAGATGCCGGAGACGATGCAAGCCACCAGCCGATGGCGAGGCACACGAGACCGGCAATCACAATGTTTCGTTCACTTGGTTTCATCATTGCCCCCGGGTTGCAGCCATCCACCATGATCCAGATCGCGATACGCGAAGCCGTTGACGCCGCCAATCGCGAATGAGTCCTGTTGAGCCAAGATGGCTTCGACGTCCTTGCGTTCGATCCAGAAGCTTCCGTCGGGCTGGTCGGCAGGGAGCTTTGGCCCCCGCACCCACGTCGTGCCCCACGAGTTCAAACACAAAGCACCATCGCGAGGACGCTTCATGCCGTTCTCGGTGGCGTTGGCGGCGTGGCGAATCGAGACCAGCGCCATGCAATGGCTCCACTGCCCACCCCTTGGGAGGAAGCCATCTTCGTCTCTGACGTTCGTCGCCGCGAAGCCGACGTTGGAGCAAATTGGGACGCAGTAACCCGACTCCAGTGCGGCGCACAACTCTTCCCACGTAGAGACCTGAGCCACGGCTCTCGCCGTGTGCTTGTTCGCTTCCTTCGCAAGATCGAGCGGCACTCCATTGGCACCCCACTCACGCGATCGCGGGATCGAATACTCCGTCAGGTCAACGCGTCCGTACTTCTGCTTGTAGAGAATGCCGCCGATGCCGGGCTGCTTGCACTTGCCGGAGACCCACCTCGCAGCCGCTGCCCCATAGCTTCCATCTGAATACCCCGCGAACGTCACGGGAGGCATGCGTCCAGCCGTGCGACTTCCGCCGTAAATTCCAGAGGTGTCGACTTCGAGAGGTGGATTCGGTAGCTCGCCGGTCGCGTGATCCGTCGCTTGCCCAATAAATGCCGACACAGCCCACCCAAAACTGACACACGTACCCGCGTTTCCCTGATTCCACGCGGTGAACGGCGTTCCATAGACCTTGCGGTGGGCCTGATCCGCGTACCGGTACAGGTACACGTCCTTCCCCTTCGCCTTCTTCACGGCGTCGGCACCAGCCTGCGCGAACGTCGGCTCGTTCAGTTCGCTGAGGAACTGCTTCAGCCCGGCCTGATTCGGCTGGTAGCCGAAGTTGTTCTCGATATGACTCGCCAGACGGAACGTCGCCAGTTGAACGAGCGCGCCGACGAACGACACGACGATCACGCCTAGGAGAGCGGATACTGTGAGCCTACTTCGCGGCATCTGCACACGCCCTTGAGATGTCCTTCATTGCGGCGACCCACTTGGCTCGCTCCGCCGGAGTCACCGGACCGCCAGACGTCCCGACGGTCTCGTCGAGGTACGTGTGGATCGCGTCTCGCACCTTGGGCTGGCGAGACCCCAGACTCTCACCGCGAAGCCTCGCCTCGCGTGCGGCGATCCGAAGGTCGTCGAAGGCGACCCCGGTCTTCAGTCGCGGGGCAGGCAGCGTGCCGTCGTACTCGATGCAATCACCGATCTCTGAGGTGAGGGCGGAAAGCATCTGGGCATCAGAGCCGGCACTAGGGCCGATGAAGAGCCCGCGAAGAACAAGCCCCTGCGGAGGCACCGGCCCCGGGTTCGGAATGGAATCGTCAGTGCTTGCGCTGATCGCCCACGCCAGCAACGCAAGTGCCACGAGACACGCCGCTGCGACCTGACGGTGAAGAAGTTTCATTCCTTGTCGCTCCCAGCCACGAGACACAAAGTGAGTTCGTTGATCGCCGCCTTCGCCTTGTCGTCAAGCGTTTCGGTCGCAATAAGGCGGCTTCTGACGGCGGCGAGGCTCTCGATCGCGCTGCGGTAGCTAGGAGCCTTCGGCGGCTGCGGGATCGCAGGCACGGGCACGGACGGCAGCGGCTGGGAAGCGACAGATGGCTTGCTCGTCGCCTTAGCTTCAGGCCACAGGAGCAGAGCAACGGCAGCGGCGATGATGATCAGGAAAATCACTTTGCAGCCCTCACGATCGGAAGAATTGACTGAACAACGCCGCCGGCCGCCAACAGAACAATCGCGCGGGCGGTGGGGCGAGCAACAACCCAGAAGGGGACGAAGTAAATAGGAACGCACCTGTCGGCGACTGCGTCAAACAGGCTTGCGACGGCGGCGACAGCCCAGAGCTTCTTCTGCTCGCCGTCCGCCGGGATCGAGTCGAGAGCCGACACGACAAGTCTCAAGAGAGACGTCGCCAGTTCAGCGAAGTCGGCCACGCTTAGACCATCAGAGGCGAGTTCCTTGGCACGGGATATGTAGGCCGCGACCTTCTCGGCCAGCCCCGGCTCTTCGTTGGCGACAGCGATAGCTGAGTCGGAGACCATTACTCGTCGCTCCCCAGTCCTGCCCACGCGATGCCTTCGAGGGTCGCGGCCAGCTTTCTCCGCGATTCAGGCGTCATTTTTCCGTCACACGTGTCGACTTCAGACGCGATACGCCGATCGATCGCCGCAACGAGGTCCGGGTAGACCGCCGGGCAGACGGTCGAGAGGCCCGACCAGATGAAGTTTTGGATCGACCTGTGGATTTTCACCCAGTCACCAAGGGTGACGATCACCGGAGTGCCCACGAGGCCGTCGGCTCGGACGACGTCTGCGGCAGACTCGTAGATGCTCTTGAGCCACAGCCTGTCGGAGATCAGCATCCCGGCCAGAACACGCTCAAGGTTGGACGTTTTCACCGTCATGCCCGGTCACCCAGCGGAGAAAATCCTCACCCTCGCGGGTGCAGAAAATGGCAAAAATACGGCTTTTTAGGCCTTCTTCGATCGTCGTCTCGGCCTTTCTTTCCAGCCAGTCGACAGCGTCGTCGAAGACCTGAGCCTTCTCATGACTGCTGCCGGCGGCGAGGAAAAGCCTCGCGTAGACATAGACACGTCCCATGCAGGGGCTCTCCTCGCATCCAGACTAGCAACCCCCGCCGCTCACCCTGAAGTATCGATAAGGCCTTCGAGGAAGGTTTTCGCTCCGGTCTCGTCATCGTCGGCGAACCGGAAGATCGACTCAGGAACCACTGGGGTCTCGTAGGGGTTTGGCTTCACCGACCCGCCGACCCGACGCCTCTCGCGTTCCTCGTCCGACCAGCCTGCCTGAAATTCGAGGCACTTTTGCCTGATCTCTTCAGGACTCGGCAGGTATGCCTTCCGGTGACCAGTCTTCGACCCATGCCAACTCTCGCGGCGGGGGAGACCCAGTTGCTTGCGAGTCGTGTCGCAGCGGTCAGCCGATATCTTCAGAGTCTGAGAGATGATCCTAGTCGGCGTTCCGGCGTTCCACATCAGCGTGAACGTCGTCGTGCAGACGGTCGTTTTCGTTCGAGCCATTGGGCATCCTTGCCCCCTCCGGAATCCAGAAAGAAACACACCGCATTGACGGGTTCAGGTAGAGGTCTCCGCCCATCGTGCGGTGAAAAGGCACATGCTCGCAGTCTTCTCCCGAGTAGACCCCCTTCAGGTAGCTCTTCTCGCGGTAGACGGCAAGTTGGCCGAAGGCTGAGTTCATCTTGACGGGCGGCGAGCCAACCGGCGGATGCCATAGGTGGAACCAGAGCATGTCATGACGCTCTTTCCACCACGTCCAGCGGCATGCCCAACCGTCATAGTGGCACAGCGTCGGCCTCGACCAGACCGGCGGACCCCACTCGCACCACGAGTAGCTCGCCATCGCTGACGTTGCCGCGTGTTCTCTACTCTCCATGCGACCGATCGTGTTCATGATGCCGCCGACGCTGAACCCTCCCCACGGGTCGGTGTCGAACACGACCACGTAGTCGAAGCCTTCCGAGCGACTGTCCACCCATCGGCGGCACTTGTTGCGATACTCGGCCAACGCCACCGTTCTCGACTCGTGCTTGGTCGAGTTGAGGTGAGGCCTGCCGTTGTCCTGCATTGTGTAGTAGACGTCAGACTGAGACAGAAAGTCTTTCGTTCCGTCTGTCGAGTCGTTCTCGAAGACAAAACACGCGTAGTCGGCAAAGCACTCGCCGGCCCGCCTGACCATGTCGAGCGTGAACGGCAGAAACGGCATCGCGTTTCGGCAGATCGCCACGAACGCGACCTTTAGAGCCTTGGCCTTCGAGCGGCCGATGTCCTCGAACTCGCCATAGTAGCTCTCGAACTCTGCGTCCGGTGGAAGCAGGAGGTCAGGCCGATGCTGCTCTATCTCGCGTAGCGATATAGTTGCCAATCAAACTCCCATTCCCCGTCCTTGTTGGGCCAGTCATGACACAGCACCTCGCCGCTCGAATTCATGGTTGTCAGGTGAGGGTATCCGAAGAAGCCAGAGAGAGCCGGCCTGTCTTCTGGCCTGTCTTCTATGGAGTGCAGGTGCGTCGTCCGTATCGACAACGCCGGGTCGATGACCTCAAGTCCGCTAGTCACGCCCCAGCCGGCGATCAACTGATCGCACCCGACGACCCCCAGCGGGATGTCGACCTGAAGCTCTGGCAGAGAGCCGGCGACAAAAGCCCAAGAGTCTTGGGTTCCACTGAAGAATTTGTCGCCGCTCATGAACCCAACAAAGCGAGGTCCGGAGAAGTCCTCCCATCGGGTGAGAGCCACGAGACGCCCCTCTCTCTTCATCCCCCTGAGCATGTAGGCGGTCGAAGAGAAAGTGATGTCGGAGTTGGAAATCACGCACCACTGCCCGCGATACTTGCTGACGCAGTGCGAGAGAAGCTCGCTGAACGACAAAGTCCTGTCGCGTCCGTCCAGATACTCGACGCGGTCGAACAGGCCAGAGTCCTCGTTGTGCAGCCTGCACTTGAGAAGCTCAGAGTTCCTTTTATCCGACGTCGCCGTGTAGGACTGTGAGACAAGGATCATTCGCCAATTGCCCAGCAATGCCCCGGGTGGGCGACGAGGGGGTGCGGGATGCGGGTGACTCGCTTGCCAAGCCGGGAAAGCTCAGCCTCGACGTCGTTGAACGTGTCGTGGCACTCGACCACGAACAGGGTTCGAGCCCACCTGCCCGAGTCTACGCAGCCCTGCAATGCAAGAACCTCGCCGCCTTCGATGTCGATCTTGACGAAGTCAGCCCCGCCCTCGCACGCGTCGTCGAGCGTCAGGCAGGGAACCTGAACCTCTTCGACGACAGGCACGGGTGCCATCCCGTCGCCGCCGATCGGATGCACCTCCAAGACGGAGTTGTGCCCGGACGACGCGCGGATGTAGAAGGGGGTGGTGCCCGTGATGTCAGACACGGCCGCCTTCACTGACGTGAGATTGGCCTTCGTCGGAATCTGAGAGAAGTTGCGTTCGTCAGGCTCGAAAGCCAGAACTTCATCAAACAGTTCGCACAGAGGCACGGCCCACGTGCCGACGTTCGCGCCGACGTCGACGGCGAGAGACTTGGACGCCAGCCTCTCGATCCCCTCTGTCACAGGTGCGGTGAGCCAGTTTTCGATTCCGTTCATGCTGTCAAATCCTCGCGTAGGATGGGGCTTCGATCTCACCGACCCTGATCGTTGGGGCGGTCCAATTTTTTACGCCGTACCCCCGCGATCTTTTTTCTGCTGGGGTCCACTTTGCTCGCACTTCCGCCGCCCGAAGCTCGATCTCCTCCGGGCTTGGGTCGAACCGCGATTCTCTTTCTGGCCTTGGGCCTAGGCTGAGCTTTCGGGCGATCCTCCGCAGCTTCTGGTCGCCGACATTGAGCTTCGCCGCCATCTCCGCGACTTTTGTCGTCAGCCAGCTTGCCTTCACGTACTCCACTTGCTTGACCGTCAGCCCCAGACGTCTCGCAAGCTGTTCGTTGGTCTTTTCCACCGAGAATCCTCCTAAAAAAGTCGAAAATCATGACGAAATGCTCCAGAGAAATTCCAAAGTGGCCCACCGCCGCCTCGCCTACCCGACGAGACGACGGCGGGACCACCGGAGGGGACGGTCACGGTGCGAACTGCTGCACCCAGTAGGTCTTGCCGTCGCGGCCCACGTAGCCGGCGACGCCAATCCGTGAATATCGTCGGTTCATGATGTTGGCTCGATGCCCGGGGCTACCAAGCCAAGATCGAACCGCAGCTTGGGCATGAGCCTGACCGGAGGCGATGTTCTCAATCGCCCCGCCGGAGTGAGCGAAGAACCCCTCGGTCGCCATACGATTGGCGTGCCGGCGAGCGCGACCCATCAGGCGGCAGTCGACGACAAGTTCTGGGAGACCGGCCTCCGCACGGGCGAGATTCGTCTCGGCGACGATCTGGGCCTCGCCCTCGGTCATGACGGTGCAGTCACCACCCAGCACGGCAAGCAAAAGCAAAGAAAAAAACATAAGCCCTCCTTGGCTTTAAGAATTCTGGACCCACTCCTTACCTCGACGCTCGAACAGCCGAACGTCCCTGCAACCCAACGCAGCCGCTATCGAAACGCACTGCGGTGAGAAGACTGCCAGTGTCTCGCGTGGATCGATGGAGCCGTCGGCAACCAAAAGACTCGCAGCCGCGCGGGCGAGGCCGCGACGACGACAGGAGGGATCGGTGAAACCCTCCAGCGTCTGCATCCCTCGCCAGTAGTGCGTTGCCGTCCATGCCGCGACTCTCTCTTGATCCGTCCTCACGATTGCGACCGGGGTGGATGAGGTTTTTTCCGTGACCTCGGCCTGAAACTCCGACTTCGGATTTGTGAGCCTCGTAGCGATGCAGTCGGCATCGATGAGGCTTAGTTTCGCTACCGTCGTCGTGAAGGCTTGCATAGAGTATGGATATCCGTACTAACGTCAAGGGTGTTTTTTCTGGACGGCGACAAGTTTCTTGACGCCGTTGACGATCTGCCACTCCCAGTGTTTGGGAGGTTTCTGTGGAGGCTCAGGGGGCCACTTCTCGCGAGAGGTTATTGATCCCAATCAAGCACCCGCTTTCAATGTCAAGATGGGCTCAAGAGCGTCCTGCGGAACAAAGTACGCGGGGGGCCTTCCGCCGTAGTCCTTGAGCCACTCTTGTTTCATGGCGTCACCGCCGGATATCCAGCCGCGAATCTCGTAGGTCGGACACTTGCCAGTCACCAAAACGTATTTGGAGTCTCTTGAATCGCCGGGCCTAACAATCAACTCGTAGTCTTCCTTGCTGCGAGTCTTGACCTGAATGCCCGGAAGATCGTTTGCCTTGAAAGAGTCGACGCTTCCATCCCAGTAAACACCCAAACACTTAGCGAGCGCCATCTCGCCACAAGCGCCCTCGATGTGTTCAGACCACCCTAGTCCGTCGAACCCGTATGCGTCTTTTCTTCCAGCCTTGATCGAAGCCAAGTGCCTCATGCGGCCGACGTCCGAAGCCATTGCTGCCTCGTACCACTCAAGCGTCGTTCGCATCGAGAATCCTTTCTGCCTCGGCCTTGCTCGTGACCACCTCGGCGACCGCTCCGCCGATCTCCCTGATCTCTTTCATCCGCTGCACTTGAAGCGGGCGAGGCTTCTTGCCCGGCTGCTTCACCTCAAGGAACACCGCACGCCCATGCTTCACCGTCAACAAATCCGGAACGCCTGCCATCTGCATCGGCCCGCCGGCGATCTTGAACGTCCACCATCCCTTGGCTTTCGCGAGTGCCACGATCGACTTCGTGATGGTGGTTTCGAGCGTCATTTCAGGACATGCCAAGCGTTGTGCCACGTCGATCCCGGGCTGTGCGAGACCTTGTATGCTGACAGGTTGACTTCACTCACCGGCATCACCCAGAACGATTTAGTTGCAATGCTCACGAACACGAATGCGTCGATCTCGTCGTCCCCGTACAGCGCGCCTCGGTCTGTTGCGTGTTTGTTGTTTTTTTCTCTCCGCACGCTGAACTTGTACGAGCCAGTCTTCGGGGACGCCTTCTGCTCGTATGTGCTTTTGACCTGAACCCTGTAAACCTTCGACTCGAACACGCTGACGATGTCGTATCCGTGGTCGTCCTCTGGCCTCGAAGGGGAGATTCCGTGCAGGAGCATCTCGGCCGACGCCAGAAGCCTCCCTACTTCGCCTGCTGCCCTCGAAGATATGGGCGACATTCCTTCGCTCCCTCGATCGCCCAGCCGTTAAAGCAACGGCGGCATGTGCCGCAGACGCCTGCGATGTCGTCGTTCGCGTTCAATGGGCAATCGTTTCCGTACAATTCGCCCCCCTTGGGGTCGTAGCCGTCGCGGAAGATCACCGGGGCGACGAACGGGTCTGGCGGCGTCTCGCCCTTGTCGCACTGATAGCTCCAGAACCACTGGAGACCGGCCGGTGCGAGCTTCTGCATCTCTTCGAGGCGATCCCACGACGTCTTGTCGACTGAGAAATGCACGTAGACGTTCGAGGCAGGCTCGATCGCCGCTGCCAGCTTAGGCTTCCTGCTCACGACCCACTGTGGGATCGTCGGCATGAGCGGCGCGGCCCGGTTGATGCAGTCGACGCTCTCCGCGAACAGGTCTCCGCCGCCGTTCCAGCGGACGAAGTCGAGCTTCAGGCGTCGAGCCCAGTCGGCGATGATCACGGCCATGTGCTTCGGCGAGGCTTTCACGGAATTCATCAGCCTGCTCTGCTTCTTGAGCGAGGCCGTCCACGTCGATGGACCCTTCGCGAAGTAGCAAGTCTCCGCACAGACGATCGTCGGCGTGCATGTGTTGATGATCGGGAAATTCAGCGAGTGGCCGGTGACGCGGTTTACGCTGAACGGGCTCTCGCCGTCGGCAAGGAGGTCGCTGTATATGACGTGTTTTTTGGCGAGGGTTTTTACGGACATTGATTGCCAATCAGTCAATGATGAAAAGCATCTTGTTGGCTTTGTTAAGGCGACGTCGTACCCAACCCGCCTTCATGCGGGCTGAGTGTGCTGCCCGATACTCTGGGTCAGCATGCCTAGCCTTCATGCGGTCTGAGGCCGCTGCACGATAATCCGGGTCCGCGCGCACGGCCTTCATGCGGGCTGATTGTGCTGCCCGATGCTGTGGGTCAGCACACACAGCCTTCATGCGGGCTGATTGTGCTGCCCGATACTCTGGACTCGCGTGCGAGGCTTTCATGCGGGCCAAGTGTGCTGCCCGATACTGTGGGTCTGCATATACAGCCTTCAGGCGGGCTGAGTTTGCTGCCCGAAACTCTGGCCTCGCGTGCGCAGCCTTCATGCGGGCTGAGGTTGCTGCCCGCCAATCTGGGTCCGCACAAGCAGCCTTCAGGCGGGCTGACCGTGCTGCCAGAAACTCTGGGTCCGCACAGATAGCCTTCACGCGCGCTGAGGTTGCTGCCCGCCAATCTGGGTCCGCACAGATAGCCTTCATGCGGGCTGAGTGTGCTGCCCGATACTGTGGGTCCGCACACACAGCCTTCATGCGGGCTGATTGTGCTGCCAGATACTCCGGGTCATACAGAGGACTTCCGCCGAGTCCGCCCAGTGCCCAGTTGTACGTGTCTTTTCTGCAACACCAATCCTCGTCGACGACAGCAGCCTCGCACGCGTAGGCGTCCGCTTTATACTCGAAGACAAACATCGTCGCGCGAGAAAAGTTTGTTTTGCCGTGCTTCTTGATTGCTCGAACGATGGCACGGCCAGACCCTAGATAACCGTCGAACTCTTCGCCATCCTGCCAATGGACGCCACGGTACTTCTTGCCGTTGATCAGGTTCGTCGTCTCGTAAACGATGAATGGCATGACTCGGCCTCCTTGCCGGGGAATGCTTATCCGTACTACTCAGCCTTGCAGAGCCTCACGTAAATCGGCCCATTCGGCCCGACATAACAACCAAGCGTGTTAAACGACAGGTACTCCTCAGCACCCTCGTGAGTCATGCCATCACGCTCGACGAGAACGTCGATGCACTTCTGCACGTCATAGACCGCGACGTGAGCGTGGTGGTGGTTGACGGTGTAGCCAACGAAAGCATTTTCGAGGCCGTCGGCGAGCAGGGCGTCAGGGTTGAGTTCAGCTAGTTCGTCCATCACTTGATCGTCTCCTCGATCCAAGCCTTGTAGAGCGAGACGCGGACGTGTCCGCTCTCCTCGCCCGTGCGGCTCTTGAGTGGCCCTTTCGGTGCCATCGTTATCGAGTTGATGCCGCAGAGCTTTCCCTTGCAGAACAGGGGTCCGCCAGAGTCTCCGGGGGCGATGCACACCTCGTACTTGCTCCTGCCGGGAGACGCGGTGCAGACGATCAAGTCTCTCTCGAACCTCTCGACGTGGTTCGTTCCAGCACGCAGCCTGCCGTCGTACTGGTTGTGGCCCTCAGACATTCGCCCGTGGACGCCGTACCCGGCGATCGAGCAGATGTCGCCCTCTGCCTCTTCTCCGTCGCTCAGGGGCGGGTAGAAGTCGAGCCCGAATGACTCCTCGGAGCGGAGCAGGGCGACGTCAGCCTTGTCCGGATGTCTGACGATCCGGTCGACCTTCCAAGTCTTGTCGCCGACAGTGAGAGTGCATGACTCCGCGTCGCCGACGACGTGTAAGGCAGTCAACGCCCACCGGTCTGCGATGAGAGTGGCAGTGGCCTCGCATGTCTTCTTCTCGCACGGTACTTTGAGTTTCGCGGTGTAGTTCTGGAAACCTGACGCGTACCTGACAAACGACTCGTCTGGGACTAGGTCGTCAGTGGTGGCGAGAGCCGCGAGGGTGATCGCCAACGCTCGAAGGTAATCGTGAGGTGTCATGGTTGTATTGGCCTCGTGACGTGAGGCGGACGGTCGAGTCGCTCGTGGAAAGAGCTTCGGAGTTAAACACAAGCCTCGACTGCCGTGGTTACTCGCCACCCTCGGCTTGGCGACCAATGGGGCCGATGAACGCAGCGCCCTGCGGACATGGTGGTCCTGTGTATTAAGACGTGAAGAGAGGAGACTTCCCTCTCGACTTGGCGATCCGGTCCTCTGCGAGGTTGATGTAGTCGCTGTTCAACTCGAAGCCGATCGCATTCAGGCCAAGCTCAGCCGCGACGGCGAGCGTTGTTCCTGAGCCGCCGAACGGATCAAGCACAGTGCATGGCTCGCCCGGCGCGTCGTGGCCGCAGGGAGAACGCCAGCCTGTCGTTGTCGTGGTGGTGACGTGCCGCTGCGGATCGCGGTTGCCGTCGGTCATCTTGTCGCCGGTGACTTTCGTGTCCGCCCCCGGCCGGGTGGCGACTCTCTTGCGATCGACGACTCGCTCGCGAGGAGTTCCGCACTCAGAGCAGCAACCAGACTCGCTCGTTCCTGCCCGCAGGCACGTCTCCGCAAGCTGCGGAGGCATCGTGGCGAAGTGTGCGCCTCGGTATGACTTAGTGGCGATCTTCCAGACTGAACGGAGGTTGCGGCCAGATGCCCTATGGGAAAGAGACGGCATCGACCAGCCATCGCCGCGAGAGGCCTTGCCAGCAGTGTCTCCATATCGAGAAGGGTGGCCTAAAGCCTTCCTCTGTTCTGTTGATCCGCGACCGTCTGCCGCAGTTACAGAAGGCTCACTCACAGCCTCGGCGTCATAGAAATACCGCCCACTCTTCGTGAGCAGGAACACGTACTCATGGGCCTTCGTGCAGCGATCGCGGACGCTCTCTGGCATCGGATTTGGCTTGTGCCAGATGCAATCTTGGCGGAGATACCAACCATCAGCCTGTAACGCGAAAGCGACTCGCCACGGGATGCCGACGAGGTCTTTGTGCTTGATGCCGCTGCCTTTGAGGGCGTGGCGTAAGTCTCGCTTCTTGTAGCCGCACTCTCCGTCAGCACCAGTCGCGCCGCCTCGCATCTTGCCGTCCAGCCCTGTCCCGTTCTTTGACGACCCGGCGTTGTTGTAAGAGTCCCCTAAGTTCAGCCAGCAAGTCCCGTCGTCGCGCAACACCCGCCGCACCTCGCGGAAGACTTCAACAAGTCGATCGACATACGCTTCTGGCGTGTCCTCCAGACCGATCTGCCCATCGCGTCCGTAGTCACGCAGCCCCCAGTACGGCGGCGACGTCTCGCAGCAGTGAATGCTGCCGTCAGCAAGAGTCCGAAGCCCGTCTAGGCAGTCGCTCTGGATGATCTTCTGCGATGCCATGAAGATCACGTCCGGTCCGCCAAGAAGTTGTCGATGCCGATCTGGTCGATAACGAGACGCGTGGCCTCGATCTCGGCCATGCCGTTCTCGCTGCCCTTCAGGAGTTCAGCGAAGATCGCCGCAGTCTCGGCGTCACCCAGTTCAACGCAGAGAAGGTATCCAGACCTTTCGGCGTTGGCCGTCGTCGTCTCGAACGTGTAGTTCACTTCGAGGATGCCCTCGTAGTCGTGTCGAGGCCACAGCGGATGCTCGAACTCGTAGGTCGGCTGGGCGTCGAAGAACTCCAGACGATCAATCAGCTTCTTCGCGTGGTCGCGCTCCTCGACGGCGTATGCCAGAAACGCCACGCCCAGCTTGGCGTATCCCCATCGTGCGAAGTGAGACGCCTGAGTCTCGTAGGCCGCGATCTGCGTCCAGTGATTCCTGAGAGACGCCTGAAGTGCGTCAACGACGCCGGGCATAGGCTTGGGCATTTTCACTCCTTTGAAATGCGGTGCGGGGGTGAGTATCCGTACTATTTAGTGACTGTCAAGCCATTTTTTCGCTGCATCAGAGACGGCTGTTCGCTTCGAGACTGTGACGAGCGACTCGATGTACCAGCGACCTCCTGCCGCAGCGATCTCGTCGAAACTCTTGCCGTCGAAGCGTCCCCCGCGCATCCTGAAGACGTCCGCAGCCTGTTTGCGGTCTTCCTTGTCGAGCAGGCCGGGGATCGGATCGACAAGCCACGAGTGCAGGCACCACCAGCCGCACATGACCAGCCACTTCGTACCACTCTCGGTCTTTCTGACGTCAACAAGATCGAGCATCGTGATTCCGCACCGGTCGCAGGAGTAGTGGCCGTCGATGCTGGCGAGGTATCCAGCGTGCTGCCCTTCGACTTCCGGCTCCCGGTGAAATGCCGGGGCCGGCTCGGCCTTCTTGCGTACCGCCTTTTTCTTCTTCTTCCCGTCCTCGTCCTCGATGGGCGACGTGTCGAAAAGCATGTCTTTCATGCGGGAATCTCCATCGCGTACTGCTCGCCGTCGTTCACGATCCACAAGTCCCGACGGGCGCGGGTCACGGCCACGTAGTTCACTCGGCACTCCTCGTCGTGAATCTCGTCGATCGCCTGCCGGCCACGCTCCACGGCGGGGCTGGAGATCGTCGAGAGGATCACCGTGTCGCCCTCGCAGCCTTTCGCGCCGTGGATGGTCGAGAGGCGGACTTTCGGGTTGCACGCCGTCTCCGGCCCGAACTTCTTCGCGGCCTCGACCCACCGCTCGGCCTTCTGGGCGTGGGACTTGTCGAGAAACGTCGGCCACCGCCCCTCGCGGACGATGTTCGCGAACGTCTCCGTGGCACCGGCGAGTGCGAAGTCCTCGTCAACCGGCCTGATGATGTCGACCTGAGAGCGAAGCCCCTTCTTCCACGCCTGCTTCTCGCCTCGAACGAGCAGTGGTCCGACGTCCTTGTCGGCCGCTTGAATCATCGAGATCGCGTTTGACCAGTCGTCGTGATGCACGACCTTGCCGTGCTGAAGGTTCCACAGGCACATGTATCCAGACATTTCGACGGCACTGCCGACGCGGTCGATCCACGTGTAGGGGATGCCCCGGCTGCGGAGGATGTCCTCGTACTCGTGAAGAGCGAACCCGCACCGGCCAAGGATCAGGACAGACTCGTCAGGCTTGATCGCAGCGATCGCCTGCTCTGGAGAACCGGCGCGGCGGACGTGGCCGGAATGCGACGCGGGCTGAATGTGGCGGTCTCGGTAGCCGTGACGCATTCTTCGGATGCAGCGTTCGCCCAGTTCCATCACGACCGGGGGGCATCGGTAGCTGCGAGGCATGACAAACTCTTCGGCTTCCCAGTTCAAGAAGAGCCGGTAGTCGCTGCCGTTGAACGAGTAGATCGACTGGTAGGCGTCTCCGCTCAGGAAGACCCGCTCGATCGACGGACTGGCGGCGAGTCTCCGGCAGACTCGGTCCACCAGCACAGACGAGTCCTGAGCCTCGTCGATCGCCAACGCCCGAATCCCCGTCGGCACCTCGCCCTCCGGGTCGGTCTCCTCCGGGCCGTCGAGAGTGAACCTGATCCCTGCGAACCGGGAGATGATGTCCGTGTAATCCAGACGCCCTTCTCGACGCTTGGCCTGCTCGTACCGGTCGATGTACCGGCGGACGGCCGACTCGTCAGGCACACGCTCTCCGGCCAACGCCCACCGTCGCAGGACGCTCTTCAGGCTGGTCATGTTGGCGCGGGCTAAGTCCCAAGCCTTGAGTCCCAGAGTCAGGGAGTTGTCTCCGTCCCCGGACACGTAGCTGACCTCCCGACTGCGGGGGTCGAAACGGGTGGCGACCTTCCCGCCGACGGCGGTGCCGATCCACTCGGCTCCCTCGCTGCCTTCGAGCAACTGCCCCTCCTCGATGCCGCACTGACGGTGAGAGATCGAGTGGGCGGTTCTGAACCAGCCGTGCTTGGTCAGGGTCTCCGGGTCGCATCCCCACTCTCCAGCCGCTCGCTCCGATAGCTCCTGACGCCCGGCCCTCGTGAACGTACAGAGACCGATCTCATGCACGCTCAAACCGAACTCGACTTTAGTTGCAGTCAAACGATCGAGAATAAGGTGGGTCTTCCCGGTGCCGGGACCACCCAGATGCCTCTCTATCCTTCCCATGCCGCCCATCTCCTTGCTTTTGGAATCTCAGGAATCTCAGGTGCCTTTTGTGAGATTCTCTCTATAGGGCAACTTAAATCCTTTGCTGACAAGACTTTCGGTTTCAGCCTTTTTAAGGAATGTTGGAATCTCTTCTCAAAAGTAGTTCTAAAAAAAACTGCCCTATAGAGAGATCGAACATTCTCACGCACCAGTCAGGCGGTCGAGCGCGGCCATGTGCCGGTCGGTCCAGACGATCCAGCGTCCGGGCTTCCCATTCACGGTGAACTTCTTGTCAACAAAGTCTTCGAGCCCGGCCTCGTGGAGGATGTGCCGGCGGAGCTTCGTCTTCTCCTTGAGAGTCGGGATGCCAGCCTTCGCAGACCGCCACGCGGCGGCGCAAAGCTCGTTCCACTTGAAGTACAGGCACCACTCGCCGTCGTCGCCCTTGATCCACTTCGGAGTGCCATCCGGGCAGGGGAGGACATCGTCGTCGTCGTCGGACCGCGAGAACGGCCTCAGATAGGCGATCAGGAAGGCGGCGTGCTGGCTCCACGAGCAGGAGTCCACCGACGGCCGCTCCTCGTCGGCCTCTTCGAGGAGCTTCGACTTGAGTCCACGCACGTCGCGAACGCCGTCGTCGTTCCTGATCGTGTATCCCTTCCAGATGTCGCACCACTTGGAGTTGTGCGGGTCTTGGAGGTCGATCTTGCCGCTGGCCGCGAGAACGGCGGCGGCGACGTCCTTCGGCTCCGCGAACTGACGCGAGTCGAGGGACGCCGTGATCACGCGGCCGTCGTATGGGAACCTCAGCCTGTACTCGACAGGATCGGAGTAAACAACAGTCAGACGCCAGTCCCCAGACTCGTACTCGCGAGTCTCGTCGTTCCACCGCAGGCCGAATCTCTCGAACGGCTTGTCGGCTCTCCGCTCCAGAGCCCTGTCCCGGTAGTGATTGAACTGGTCGCTGGCGATCCGGGCGACCTCGTCCTCGCCCTTGGGAGGCGAGCAGAAGCGGTAGTTGCAGGCGGACAGGACGTTCGTCAGTTCCGCCCGATCGGCGTCGGTGAAGTCCCTGAGAGTCCTCGCGAGCCTCGAAGCGTATCCGACGAGGAATCCGTGCCGTCCTCCGGCCGTGACTTGCCTGTTGTCGCGGACCACGTCGATGGCTTGCACGATCGCGCCGGAGCCACCCTTCTTGGAGTTGGCCTTCACCGCCTCCTTGAACTCCGGAGGCAGGCGGGCAGGCTCGACGTCGTCAGGAGACATTCCCGGGAGCCACAGGTACTGGATGCCGGTCCGGTGCCACGAGGACGGCATCACGGACTGAGCCGCCTTGCCGCCGCCCCCAAGTCGGACCTCAAGTTGGTCGATCTTGACCGTCCCGACGTCAGGGAGATCGTCCTCGTAGAGGAAAATCCGGTGACAACCCCGCGAGGCCCGGTAAGTTGGCGTGTCGATCTTGTCGAGACCGAACCGCTTGAGAGTCGCCTCGGCCTCCGGCGTGTCGAACTCGACGTCGATGATGCCGCTCGACTTGCCAAGTCTCACGCCGACGTTGACCCGCATGTTCTCGTTCGTGTCGCCGTAGTGAAACCAGTCGCTGATCTCCTCCTCGTCGTCGGTGGCTCGCGAGGGCCAGTCCGCGCCGCCGGCCGGGTGCTTGCCCGGATTTTCGCAGTCCTTCCCCTTGTGACATGTACACGTGCAGTTGTCTCTGACGCCGTACAGCTTGACGATCTTCCACCCCTTGCGTGCGACGGCCGCAGCCGCCTGAAACACCTCTTGTGCGCGGTACTCCACAAAACCCTCCTTGGTGTGAGAAAAATAGCGAGAGAGATGCCCGGCCGGAGGAAACAGCCCCTCCGGCCGGGCGAAGAACACAAGTCCGTACTATCGACTAGAAGGGCACCGCTTCGAGCGAGGCCTTGCCCACGTACTTCTCCAGAGAGCCACGCAGCTTCGGCGAGACCTCCTCGAAGTAGGCGCGGAACGCGTCCACCATCTCGGCCGGGGCCGGGCTGACGAACTTCGGCACCACGCGGCTGTAGTTCGCCTTGCCGCCGGTTACCTTCTCCAGACCCAGCGACACGACGCACTGGTAGGGCTGCACGCCCTGACCACGCAGCTTGCGAACGAACTCCTGCACCTTCGGGCTGCTCGTCTTCGAGAGCCGGATGAAGAGCGGAGCCGACTCGCCCGGCCGCAGGATGCCGATCACACTCGTCGCGTTCGCACGCGGCGGGATGTTCCGATCGCCCTGCTTCTCCCAGAGGAAGTAGCTGATCTTCGAGCAGTCGTAGGTGTCGGTCCCCGCGATCCGAGCCGCCTCGATGTGCTTGGTGTCGAGGTCGCCGGCGTCGTCGCCGACGATCTTCGCCGTCTTGCCGTCGAGCGACCGCATGTAGGGCGACGACTTCTCGCTCGCCGTCCCCTGATGCGGCCACAGGTCGTGCTGCACCTCGCTGAGAGCCACGATCACGCCAGTGATCTCGCTCTCCACCTGATCGCCGAGGATGGTCGACCACGACCACTTGGTCACGCCTCCCCCCGGAATCTTCACGAAGGTCTGCTCGCTGCGGCGGAACTCGCTTCCGCTGACCGAGAGACCGAAACTGCCCACCGTCGCAATGGCATTCGCCATGATGTCATCCTCCTAAGCCTACCGAACAAATCGAGTCGGACAGTCCGACTCGATATCAACCCAACTGCAACACCTGTTCCGCGTGATATTGATCAGGCACGTACTCGCCCGTCTCGCGGCGGTGCTTGATGTCCGCCAGAGTCTTCTTGATCTCGTGGCGAGCGTTCTCGATCGCTTCGTCTTCGAGGCTGAAGACGGCGACGTCATACGGGGCGAACGTCTGCACGACGATGAACCGAAACCGGAACGGCTTCCAGCCGGCGGCGATCGCAGAGTCCGTGTACCAAGCCGCCTGCCAGTCGTATGCGAAGCGACGGAACGAATACTTGAGTTCGTGCCACTCGCTGCTCGTCGTCTTCAGGTCGAACCACTCGTCGTCGTTCAGGCCGTCCGGACGAGACTTGCGGTCGTGGCCGTCCTCGTCGGTCCAGAACACGCTGTACTGCGTGTGCTTGATCGACTCCAAGAGCTTCCGGGCAAGTCTGTGTTCCTTGAGACTCTCGACGATGTCGCCGATCTTGACGAAGTCGGCGGCGCTGCACTCGATCGCGTCGGCCGGGAGACTCGCCTTCCACTCTTGAAAAGCATTGCCACGCCGCTGGCTGTTCGATGTCAGCACGCCCGGCGGCGCGACCGCGCACCGGCTCCGCCAGTCGAGGCCACGGGCCTCCGCCTCGAAGGCGGTGTCGACGAGAGTGCCGAAGCTCGTCCCGGCGTTGCCCTCGAAGAGCTTGCCTCCCTTCACCTCCTCATACCGCTGCGCCCGACCGCCACGCAGACCGCGATAGCGACTCGCCTGCGACCGACTCACGTGCGACTTTCGCCCGTGATACTCGTCGTTTGGCATATCGGTAAACACTTCCAGACCATTGCTCATGAGCCAACCCTCCGTGTGAGCCTCGAAAGAACCTCCTCGACCACGTCCCGTTTGTTTTGCAACGCCGCGTAGATCGTCTCCTCCACCGTGTTCTTCACCACGAGGTGGTAGTAGCGGCACGTCTTGGCCTGCCCCGGCCTGCGGAGTCTCGCGAGGCTCTGCTCGTAGTCGCCAAGCGAGTGTCCGATCGAGAAATACACGCAGTGCGACGCCCGGGTACAGTCGATGCCAGCCCCGCCAGACTGCTGCTGGATGACGATCACCTCAGTCTCGCCGGCCTGCCACTGGGCAAGCTGATTGACGCCACCGCGAAGCTCACTGACCTTGCGTCCGTTCTGCCGGCACTGCGAGACCACCTCCTCGATGTCTTTCACAAACGAGCAGAACACGACGAGCGGCTCGTCTCGGGGAAAGTCTTCGAGCCAGTCTGCGAAGATCGCACTCTTGGCAGGAGTGCCGTCGATCAGGGTAAACTCGTTGCCGCCGTCGATCCGCGTGTATCCTGCCGCTGCCGTGCGGAGTCGGCTCACTACGACAAGTTGGTTCGCTGCCGTGACGGGCTCGCCGTCGATGAAGGCGATCATGTCCTGTTCGAGCGAGTTGTAGAATTTCCGCGTCTTGCCCGTGATTTCCACGTCGATCACGGTGTGGATCGCGTCTGGCAGTGTGAGGACGTCCTCGGCCTTCACGCGATGTACGTGCTGGTCGATCCGCTCACGGAGAGCGTCGAGACCCTCCTTTTTGAAGCCTGTGACCCAGCCCGGATACTTCGGGTGCGTGCTTGCGATTCGGTTGCGGAACGCCGGGAACGAGCAGCCAAGAATCTCAGGGTCGAGAAACCGCATCTGGCTGTACCAGTCCAGCGGCGAGTGCGGCGTCGGCGTCCCGGACAGGCAGATTTTCTTGGCCTTCGGCTGACGATCCGCCAGCTTCGAGATGAACTTCGAGGCCTTGCCTGTGTGAGACTTGATCCGGTGAGCCTCGTCGAGAATGACGCAGTCCCACTGAGTCTTGGCGACCAGCTTGCCGACCTCGCCACGCCAGACGGCGTCGTAGTTGACGACCACGATCGTCGGCTCGCCCGACTCGATCGCGGCCTTGATCCGCTCGGCCCGCCTCGCGGCCGGTCCATCGACCGCGAGGCAGACCTTGCGTTGATCGCCAGCCAGACCGACCTGCTTGGGCCACGCAGGCCCGACGGCGATCGGGCAGACCACGAGAGTGAGCCGGCATCCTGCCGTCGCCAAAATGGACGTGAGCGTCTTGCCCGTGCCCATCTCGTGGCCTAAGTATCCGTACTGGCGTGCAGCCAGCCACGCCACCGCAGCCCCTTGGTGGGGCCACGGCTTCATCCGTGAAACCATGTCCGTGTATCCGTACTTCTGTTTAGTGGATCGAAACTATACCGCCACCGCCGTCCTCTGCAAGTGACTTTTCTCGACCTCCTCAATCGCCTTGAGATGCCTCTCGATAGACTCAGCCATGAGATGCCGCAGCCTGTCAATTGCGGAAGCAGCCGCTTCGGCCTTGCTTGGGAAGGCTTCGGACTCCTTCAGCACGATCGTCTGGTGCCCCGTGGCCTCGACGACGAGGCCAGTCGGCAGGATTGCCGCGACCGTCCTCTCGGCTACATGCACGTAGGGCCGATCGCCTCCGAAAACAGTCGACGTGTAGACCTTGTCACCAACTTCCATGTCATTCCTCCTCGAAGTAAACAGGTATCGAAACACTCTTGAGCCTGCAACGCTCTTGATCGTCAGCCATCGAAAGCGCCTTGTAGCAAGACTCCGCGTCCTGCCACGAAGCGATCGCCATGATGCCCAGCCCGGCCCGACGGTAGAAATCCGCAGATCGCTCGTACAGCTTCGCCGCCCGACGCCAGTGCCGGGCCGACTGCGGGCTCACGGACGGAGGCTGGGCGATCAGTTCCTCGCAGTCTGCGACGATCCGGTCAGCCTCGTGAATCCACGTGTGGCGGAACTTGCCAAAGTTCTGGTAGGTCAACTTAGGGTCTCGTCGTGCCATTTTTTCCCTCCGTGCCGGTGGCCGTGCCACCCGGCGGGGGCGAAGTTGCCGCCCGCCGGGAGAACACTTCCATACTAAACGGCGAGCAGCTTATCTCCGATCTCCGTATCGAGGACGCCGTTGAGCCGGATGGTCCGACGCTCGATGTCGCCGTAGCCCTTGAGAACCTCGGTCACCGCGTTCTGGAGGCTCCAGACGTTCCAGTCGCGGAACTCCGGGTGCCGGGGCTCCTCGAATTCCTTGATCACGTGCGCGATCGCTTGGGCAGGGATCGCCTGAGCCCGGAACGAACGCAGCACGAGGTCGTGAAGGTGCGACTGCCCTCGCACCTCCGTCTCCTTGTAGAGGGCGATGCGACGCTCCACGAGAGCCCGCTTCGCCGTGAGCTTCTCGACCGCCTCGCAGACGATGCGGTTGAGACGCTTCTTGAGATGCTTCGTGTGTTTCGACGTGATCGTCACCTCTCCGGCGAACGACAAATTGTCACACACGAAGACTCTCGAACCACAGCACACAGAAGCCGCGAACGACTTGTCGTGGCTGTTGCGGAATCCGACGGTCAGAGCGTAGTCCGGATGTTCGCCGGCAAGAGTGAACAGGCCGAACAGTCTCGCACCGTCCCGGGTGAGCCCGTAGTCCGCAGACTTCGGGGCCAGCCCGGTCCCAGAGAGCGAAGCCTCGACCGCGTCGGCGAACTCGCCGTGAGCGATCGGGCTCCACGTATCCGTACCATGCGGCGTCGCGATCGAATCGACTTCCTCGCGAGTCGCCGCCTTCGCACCGCAGTGAAGAATCAGGGTCATGTGTCCTACTCCTTTGTTGGTGATGAAATAACCAGTTGATACATACTACTGACGTCTCTGCTTTGAGTCAAGCGACTTTTTCTTTCCGGTGATCTTGTAGGGGCGTGCCACCAGCGACCCGTCGATCCGCTTGCGTCGTCCTGCGATGTGCAGGACGGCGAAGCACCCAGCCTTGTCGAGACACTCGATCCACTCGACCGCGCCACGTCTCACGTGAGCGTGGAACGTGTACGGCCCGTAAGACTTGAGCGAGACCTTCGTGCCGTCCTTCGACTTCCAGTATGGCCCTCCAGTGGCCTTGAACCTGTCTCCCTTGCTCAGCAAGACTCGCTCGCTCACTCGATACGAATTAGTTCTGACCGTCTTCATACAACCCTCCGTGATTCTCTTCACTCTTGAGCAACGCCTTTGCGACACGGATGTCCCACAGGTCAAATCGCTCGCGTGTTCCAGTCGCCACCGCCGCTTCAATCAGCCTCCGTGCAGCTTCTCGCTCTCCGCGAATCAGTGCTGCCTGCACCTCCGTTGACAGGCTTAAATGCCTGCCATTCATCAGCCCCCCTTTGGTTTGATCTGCACGTACAGAGTCTTTGGTGCCTTCTCGAAATACTTGAACAGCGCTGGGCACAGCCAGCCGTCGATGCCGATCGCGTCCCACCTGTACCAGTAGCCTCCGGCCTCAGCCTTGCCGCGAGTCGCGACGAGTTGATGACCGGGGAACGCGAGATGCGAGAACACGAGCGTGAACTCCTTCTTGCATCCCTTCACGGCAGAAGCCAGCATCCCAAGGGCGATGTCGGCACCGGCAACGAACGGCTCCTTTTCGAGCCCCACGCTGGGGTCGTCGAACACGAGACTGCCGTGGTCCCAATAGGGGTGGATGACATGAATTAGATTCTTAGTCTTGCTCACTGGATTCCTCCTTCGTCTCGCACGTGACGAACACGATCTGATGAAGCCGAAGAGGCTTGATCGTGATGTCGTCTCCCCACTCAATGACGTCGCACGGTTCGTTCGTCAGGCCGCACTCGGCCTTCGCTCGCCTCACGAGAGTCCTGCGGCTGGCGTTGTCGACAGCCTCGAACTCGTGCCGGTGAACCCAGCCGTAGTTAGGTTCCCCGGCAAACGTATCCGTATGTTCAACGCGAACGCTTAGCATTGTTCATGACCTCCATGAGTCTCTCGTCGAGCCACGCCTTGCCGTGTTTCACGCGAACACGCATCCGCAGCCCGCAACACTCTCCGTCCACCGTGACGAACCGCTCGTCAACGTCCAGCACCCGCCCACAACCGCGACGGGCTTCGGCCGGGTGTTCGTAGCGAACGATGTCTCCGACTTTGATCATGCAAAGTCCTCCTCAGTCTCTCCGAGGTTGTCAGCCCGCTCGTCGTTGAGCGTCTCCCGAAGCTCGTCTTCGATCTGTTGGGCCAGACGCAGGAGGTTGCTGTTGTTGCGGTACTCTCCGGCGTATGTTGCGAGTGCGTCCTCGATGATCAGCCGCTCGCTCGAATCAAATCGGTTCCACCTGTTGTCGCTCACTGGTCACCTCCTAGAAGTAGCCGGGATCGTCGGCGACGGCCCCGTCGTTGTCGTTGAGAAACTCGATCGCACTCTCGATGAACTGGATCGCCTTCGCTCCGCACTCTTGGCAGTCGACCGTGCCGTCGGTGCCGAGGTGCTTGCATCCGGCGATCGACGACACGTACCGGGGCGACCAGCCGAAGGCCGAGGCCACGCCCGGCGCGTCGGTGCCTTGCTGGACGAGGATCGAGCGAGACTCGGTCGAGTCCAGCACTTTGCAGATCGCTCCGGGGCAGTCCCACGTATCCGCGTCGAGGATGATGTTCACTTGCTTGCCTCCTTCTCGAATGCTTCGATCGCCTTTACGCCCGCACGAGCCGCCCGCGCCGTGTCTTTCAGTGCTGCCACGATCTCGTCAAATCCGCAGTCGTTCAGCAACTCGTTGGCGACTTCCGTGAGGTACGAGTTGTCCTCGCCGTAGTTGCACTCAACGCCCCAGAGAGAATCGAGTTGCTCCTTGATCTCCCGCCGGTTCACCTCCAGAGACAGCGAGACCGCACAGAAAAACCACTCGTCACGCCGCCAACGGCAGATGTCGGCCTCCGTGTAGCAGTCGAAGTCTCCCGGCTTTCTGTCGTTGTCGGCGATGATCTTGGCAACCACGCTGACGTCGTCGGAGATGCGAAGCCGAATCGAGTCTCCGACGCACGCGTACTTATTGAACTGCTCGGTGAATTTCACTGGTGTCTCCTTCGCTGCTGGTGGTGAGGGTAAGAGAGTCCGTACTAAGACTTGACCTGAGCCGCCTCGATCGCCTTGACCGTCGCCACTGCGGACCGCTTGAGGCCGAAGTAGCACGGGTCGAGAGCCCACGTCGGATCGGCGTAGTGCCGCGCGTCGTCGAGCAGTTCTTCGAGGCCGGGGTCGTCGAGCCTGAGCCAGACGTAGCGACCGGACCGCTTCACTGGATCGCAGTACGGCTCGCAGTCTCGCGACTCGTGATCGTCGAGGAACGCAGCCGGGACGCGAACGGTCGAGACCTTGGGGACTGACGACAGCCAGACGTTCCCGTGCGAGCCGACTCGAACCAGCGGTGTGTCGCCGTCCCTGTCAGCCGTCTCGATGTAGCCCAGTTCGTAGCACTTGAACCACGTCCGGTCAGAGATGCCATCGGGCCGCTTGCAGCACCTCGCCCCAAGCCGCCTGCACTCCGCGTCGATCTTGCCGATCGCCGCCAACTGCGCTCCGCTCGGCCTTCGTGTCCTCTTGTGTCGCATTGGTCGCGTCTCCTTCTCTGAGCCACCCGCCGTCGGTAACGCACCGGTCGACGGGGTGGCAGGGTAATCGAGTCCGTACTAAACGGTCAAGCGGTCGCGGGAACCAGAATCTCGCCGCCGGTCGGACGGCTGTAGACGCCGAAGCCCGGCTCCTTCTCCTTGACGGTTGCGGTCAGGCGGACCGCGTCTCCAACCTTGGCGTCGACGATGCTGGCAGGCAGGGTGCCAAACAGCTTGTAGCCGTCGCACTGGATCAGAGCCTTGAGGCTCGTGACGTTCGTGTTGTAGCCAACGGTCAGGCTGTAAGACTTGATCGAGATGATCGTCCCCTCGATGTCGACACGCCCGGCCGGGATCGGCTTGGCGTTGGCGATCGCCTCTGCTTTCTGGGCGGCACGCCGGGCGAGGTAGGCGTCCTTGCCCTCGACCGCCTTCGTCACGCAGGCAAGTTGCTTGTCGGACAGCGTGAAGCTGGAGGCCTTGAAGTAGAGGTTGCGGATGAAGTCGTCGAACTGACTGCGGAAGTCCGAGTCTTTGAGCCGGGACAGAGCCGGGCAGGCTGCGACGTTGGCAGCGTAGACGGCGTCCGCCTTGGCCTGCTTCTTGGCCGCAGCACGCTCGCGGCTGGCCGCGTTGCGGGCGTTGAGCGTATCGACGTGGGCCTGACACTGCTCGTCGGTCCACGAGGCGGGATAGGCCCACTGGCGTTCCGTGGGGTCGATGCCGTAGCCGCCGCAGCGGTAGCACGTGCCGTAGGTGTGGTAGATGCCGCTCCCGCCGCAGCGGTCGCAACGGCACTTGCCAGTCTTCGAGGGCTTCTCGATCGAGTTGTTGCGGAGGAAGTTGCTCACTGGTCGGCTCCTTGGTTCGAGGTATCGTTCTCGTGTGCCTGCATTATAGCCTGACGTCATACCGTTGTCAATAGGCTGAAAACCCCCGGGACAACAGGGGTTTTTCAGCTATGACACTATTTTTTCTTCTTGGCCCGGTTGGGAGGGCTGACGTGTGCCGAAAAGCCCTGCGGGCGTGATCCGCGAACCTTGCCCGCTCGTCGGCCTGCCTCTTTCTCGGCCTTGTACCTCTTCACCTCTTCGATGTCATAGGCGAATGACTTGGGGCCAAGGCTCCAACTCTTGATCTTGCCTTCGAGGGCGATCGATCTCACCTGCTTCATCGACATGCCCAGAATCTTCGCCGCCTCGCGTGTCAGCACGAGACGGACCTCCGGCGGAGTGGTTAGTGGTGCGGTCATCAGTAGGGTCTCCTTATGTGTCTATTGTTCTCAGATCAGAGCAATTAGTCAACGGCGTCGAAACGACCTCGCCGGGCGGGGGAGTTGCCTCAGATACTCCCAGAGGGATTCGAGGCTACACCGCCACGAGTCTATCTCGAACTCCTCCTCGACCTCGCCATCCTCGTCGAACAGGAGTTCGAGAACGTACATGGTCACGGAGTCCGCCGTCACGTGGGCTGTGACCCGCGAGTCTGGGCCGCACTGAAGAGTGTCGATCGTGACCTCGAAGTAGGGCTCTTCCGGGTCGCCGTTCTGCGGACCGGCGGACTCGGCGACGATCAAGTCCTCGAACGGCAGGAGACTTGCACGTGCCACTGTGAGCGACGGCGCGAACTCCCTCACGTACTTGAGCGGATCATTGACCTGCCTCGCGACGGTACGCTTCTTCACGCCAGCACCTCCTCGACGAAAAATGGCTCTCTCTGTTGAACCCCATAGAGTCGCTCGTCGAGAACAATCTCGCCAGTCCGCTCGTTGCGGTGGCTGTACGGGGACAGCTTGCGATGCAGGCCACGGTCCGGGGTCTGCCACAACGCCCCCACGGGGAGTCTGTCGACGTTTACCAACACGCTAATGGCTCCGCTCATGTTGCCCTCCTTGAGGCGGTGATGATATCCGTACTGTCGCTATCGGTCAATCGAATGATCAGGTCGCGGTCGGAGTTGAACAACGTCGACGAACAGCCCGCGCCGAACGCTGGCGAGAGTTCCCATCCCGGCTTGGTCATGATCTCATCCGCGATGCCGCACGTGTACCGCAGGCCGTCGACCGGCACGAGATGCACGCACGGCGTCCCTTCGCCGAACGGGCACGGTCGCACCTTGCAGCAATAGCCTGATCCGACGCACGGCTGCGAGCCGGGGTAGAGTGGTAGCGTCATTTGAGCCTACTGTTGATGAGTGTGCGGACTTGCTTCAGGCATTCCTTGCAAGTCACCTTCGATATGTCGCTTGTCGCTTTGCAGTTGAGCCATTGATCATGGCTCAGCGTTGATCCGGGTGTTCCAAGACATTGAGCCGCCTTGCCGGAAGGCCTGTAGTGCGTGTCTGGGTGTCGCTTCTTGGCCTTTGTTGCTCTCTTGTCTACGTGCTTGACCGCTTCAGGGTAGTCGGCACGAACGTCTTCAACTGAGCCGTAGACACGCTCGTCGTCGCACTCGTAGCTTCCAAACTTTCCGATCCTGTAGACGACATACCAGTTGTCTCGCTTTACGTAGACAGGCCTGCCCTTCTTGTCGCTAATGATGCTCACTGCAAGTCCTCCTTGATGATGCGTGCCGCCAGTTCCTTGCTCAACTCGATCCGGTCGGCGTCGTCGCCCTGCGACAGGTGTGCGCAAGACTCGATCAGGTCGGCGAGACAGGCCGAGAGCGTGTCTCGACACTTGCCGGGGTGAACGCCTTTGCCCTGACGCCGTGCCCGGCGGAGAATCCGCCGTATTGACGTCAAGTCCTCGACACTGCGCCGAAGCAAGTCGAGCGTTTCGTAGGCGTGGTCAGTCGTGATGAATTCGTTGCTCATGCTCAGTCCTCCCACGTGTAGTAGATGACGGTCTCGGGCGTGGTCGCGATGTCGCCACGGCTTGTGGTGACACTCGACAGGTCGCGGGCGTAGTCCCAGACTTCGAGGAAGTTGCCGTCGCCGTTCTCGGCGTTGATCAAGTCTGGCGACGGAAAGACGAAGACGAACGCGTCGTCCGTGTCGGTCTTACTGAGGTCTCGCAGAAGGCAAGTCTTGTACTTGCCCTTGGCAACGCTTCTGGACAGAGCATCGGGGGTGTAGACAGTGTTCACTTGCTGTTCCTCCTTTTTGTGAGTTCCTGTTTCAGCGCCGTGTCGTAGTCGATCCGCAGTCCGGCGAAGTGCCGCACGGGCGGGTCGTCGAAGAACCTTGCACAGACGTCTGTCCACGAGACTCGATAGTCCGGGTTGATCCAGTCAACTCTCGCCTCGGGCGAGTCTTCTTCGAGCAGCCGCGTGCGTCGGTCGAACTCGTCGAGCGACCACCGCACGGCGGCTTCGATGTTGGGGTGCGTCACTCGTCACCTCCGATCTCAATCTTGCCGCCGTGAGCCACGAACTTGATCCCCGCCAGCCGCCTCGCGACGATCGCACGGGCGGTGCGGAAGTTCCGCTTCGGCGTCGGCAGCATCGCCCCGTGGGCGTGCCACAGACCGTCGATCCGGGTGAACGTCACCGCGACCCGGTGCCGCTTGCCGAAGTTGACCGTCCTCGTGTTTTCGTTGCCGATGATGTTCACTGGTCGTCTCCTTCGCGTTGTTTGGTTCGAGACTGATGGTTTCTTGCACCCTGCTTTGCGCTTGACAGGCTTTTGTAGCTTCCGATTCCGACATACCCCCACCGGTCGCCACTCTTGTCCAGCACCTCAAGTCTGTAGGGCTGGCCGATGACGTTGCCCAAGGTGATGCGGAAGCGGCCCGCCGTCCAGCGACGTCGTTCGACTTCGTGCCACTTGATGCTGGTCACTTGTCACCTCCCTTCGCCCACTTGACCGCTGCCTGCCAGACACGCTTCTCCAAGTCCTTGTTGCCTGCCGCCAAGTCTGGGAGGTCGTGCCCCTGCCCGCCCAGCCCGCCGATGTAGTCCGGGAACACCGTCACCGTGCAGGACTCGTCGAGCCCCAACTCTTCGAGCGAGAGTCCGCTGAGCTTGCACAAAGTCTCCGCAGGCAGGCCGATGCCGTCTTCGGCAAACTCCGACGGCTCGGCGAACCCCTCATCGTCGATCGTCCACCCGGCGGCGAGGGCGACTTCGTTGTCGATCGCAGCCTCGTTGCGGTAGCTCGACCAATCGCCGGGCTGGTCGGCGTAGCGGAACTCGCCGGTCAGCACGAGGTCGCCGTCGATCACCGGGTAGTAGCCGTCGATGTTATCGAAAGCCTTTGCAACACGGTCGGACGTGAGACGCTCTCCCTTGAGGCTGGCAATCACTCGTTCGACGGCGTCTGAGCCGCTGACGTCGATCCCCAGCACGTTCTCGCAGAACCGCTGAATGTCGAGATGCTCGACGCCGTCCTCAGCGGCACGGCGAACGTGCGCTCGATACTCAGCGATGATGTCTGCCTTGCTGTACTTCGTGCCCTCCGCGTAGAGGGCGGCTTCGGTCTCGATCTCGGGGGTGATGATGTTGTTCACTGGAAGTCTCCTTCGGGTTTGGGGTGCTGGTGATGCTCAGGACTTCTTGCCGATCGCCAGAATCTCGTCGACGGACAGAGTCAGGCTCCACTCGGTGACGAACGGCTGGTAGTCGCTGAACTCGAAATCGTCGCTGCCGTCGTAGCCGCCGCTGATGTTGATCGAGCTTCCGCCTTGCTCGCGGCACCGGGCGGCGTCAGCCCGGAGTCCCTTGAGCGTCGGCTCCTTGCAGCCCGGACCGGAACCCTCGATCACGTCGTCTTCAGAGCAGAGCCGGTACTCAAACCCCCGCGAGCGGATGAACTTGCAGTCGACCGTCTTGGCTTCCGCGTGAGCGATGTCGCGAAGCTGGCGGCACCGATCCTTGATCCACTGGAGCGTCAGCACCGCCGGGCGATCATCGTCGAGCCGGTGCTTGAGCGAGTCGGCGGCGCGGCTGAACCAGTCGCGAATGTCGGCGGCGTGGCGGTGATCATTACCGGCCACGCGAACCGCGAGGAGGACCGCGTCTGCGATCCGCCCGGCCTCGATGAACTGGACGATCTGGCTGGCGTAGCCGTTCGAGTTGTAGAAGCCCCTCTTGTCGTCCCTGATGCACGCCGGGAGCGGCGGCAGGCCCGCCGGAAGCGTCTGCGGGCACGCCGGGATCGGCTTGGCCTGCTCGGGCCGGTAGGACGTCAGGGGGAGCCCCCAGAGCTTCGCCACGAAGTCGTAGGCGTCGGCGAGAACCTCCACGGCGGGGTTGGTCTTCTCGTAGAACGAGGGGCGATAGCCGTTCTCCCGCTGGGCCTCGACGAGTTCGATGAACGAGCCGCCGAAGCCGGTCTCTTGGGCCACGAGACGGTCGAGGTGGTCGTTCAGGCTGTTCGTCGCGGCTGCGTAGCTGGCCCGGAGTTCCCGATTCGAGGGAACCTTCTCAGAGACGCCGTCGCCCTCCTTCGGGCAGATCGACGGACCGCTCCAGATGAACCGGCCAGCGGCGATCTCGGACCGCCACTGCTCGTGCAGAGACTTGGCCTTCTCGAAGGCGGCGCGGGCGAAGGCGGCGGGCGTGTTGTTGATGGTTGCGTTCACTGTTGATCTCCTTGGTTCGAAGGTCTCGTTCACTTGTCCCCCAAGTATAGTGCGACGTCACACGGTTGTCAAGTGCTATGGCGCAGATCAGAAAAAGCCCTGTTTTAGGGCCAAATCCAGCAATTCCGCAACGGCCCGGGCCAGCGGACTATCCGTCCCCAGTTCCTGCCCCAGCCGGATCAGGAGCAGGGAATCAATCAACTTTCTGTAGTCAATCATTTTTCCTCCTTCCAGACGGGGACCGTCACGGTGTAGTCGCCGCCGTTATGAGCCGCCGGGTAGCCGTCGGCCCACCGCCAGCACCGCACCGTCTCCAGACCGACGAACCGCAGACGGTCGGCGTGGTACGTGACGCACGGTCCGCCGGAGCAGGAGACTCGCTCGCCGGCGCGGAACGTCCGGGCGTTGAGGACCGCCTCGCCGTCGCCAGAGATCACGGCCACGCCGTGGGGGGTTTTGATCAAGTCTCCGGCCCTCGGCTCGCGGTCGCAGAAGCTCTTGATCGCGACACTCTCGTGCCCGATCAAGTCATACGGCGTCAGTCCGTAGACGTGTTGCACGAACGCGGCGGCGTCCTTCTCGTTGTGGAACCACTGCACCTCGTGGTCGTCTCTGGTCACGCAGGCGACCGTCCGCTCGATCACTTCGTTGATGGTCATCAGTTTGCCTCCGCGAGTCTCTGGCGTTGAATCTGACAAGCGATACGCACGCCTGCGTCTGCGTAAACCGACAGGAGCATGACAAACTCGACCTCCGGCTGCTCGTCGTCGTCTTCGAGCATCGCCCGCAGCGTGTCGGTCTCCTTCTGGGCCACGTACTGGATCGTGCCCTCAGACCGATCGACGGCCGACTGCACTTGATGCCGCAGAGACTCAAGCTCTGCCGGCTTCACTCCGAAATGCGAGAGTTGCCGTATCGCCAGCGACGCCGCCAGCGACAGGAGAGTCTCGCGAGTCACCACTACTTGCCCTTCCATGCTTCAATACTCCTCTGGGAAAAGGACTGTCGTCACGCTTCGATCCGACTCGGTGATGATCCAAATCTCACGCCCGCCAACCTTGTAGGACGAGTGCAGCCGCCCGCCGCCGCGAAGAGCCTCATCGTTCGCGGTCCAGTCTTCGCGGCAGATGTCGCCCCAATCCCGCGAGCGGTGCCGCCAGACCGCCCGTGCGATCTCGATCGACTGCGGCTGCGATCCGTCGATCCACTCGGCCACGCCTGCCGTCGTCACGATCTGTCCAAGCTGTACCTGAGTCATTTCTGCACCTCCTCGATCCACTTGCACGCTCGCTGAATCAGCCGCCTCGCCCGTGCCGCTCGAAGCTTGTCCTCCCGGTCGCCGCCGTAGCTCGATGAGTACAGGCCAGCCACGTCGATGATCTCCCTGACGAGGTCGAGCCGGTCGCCCGGCACCAGCACGTAGTCTCGCTCGGTGATCAAGTCACAGAGTTCGACTGCCGTAGGCTGGCGGTCGTCTGCCGCCGGCCCGTGTGCGTATGCGATCCAGTTTGCTGACAGTCGGAATGGTTTCACTTCAGCACCTCTTTCAGCTTGAGAGTTGCCTGTCGGGTTTGGACTGTCGCCACGGTGGCGAGTCTCAGGAGGTCTTTGTTTACGAGGACGAAGATTCACCTCTCTGGTAAGCGGCTTGGATGTCGGACGGGGTCAACTTCCCCTCTTCGAGCAACTGGTACACAGCCGCCAGACAGAGGTACTCGATGGTGGTCTTTTCGAGACTCGCAGCCTCGCCGAGAGTCTCGGGGACGATCGACTCGACACTCTCTGAGTTGTCTGAGAACGACTTGTTCTGGCAGGGGATGCTGCCGCTGATGACGGGCCAGTAGAAAATGTTCTTGCTCACGGGCTGGGTTCCTTTCAGGTGATGGGGAAAAGAGTCCGTACTATCAGTCGATGATGTCCCACTGGCCGACGCTGTTTCCGTTCACGTCGCAGATGAAGCCCGCACTGTTCACGGGAGCCTCGCCCGGCGTGTCGAGAATCTCCCCGGCGGTCTTCGAGAGGCACCGGGCGATCTCGTACTTCGACTCGAAGGCCGCGTTGTCGAGGTTGATTTTGATGATGAGTTCCACTGGTTGGGTTCCTTTCAGGTGATGGTAATGGTATCCGGACAAATCAGGCGATAGCCCACGGTGCTTCTTCGTAGCCGGGGATGAGGCGGACGGCCTCGGCCCGGATTCGACGGAGCAGTTTGCACGCCGCCGTCGACTCCCAGTCGTCCGTCTCGCAGGACTGGTAGTCGAGGCAGTCGCACAGCTTCAGGATCGTGACGGGCGAGACCGGCGGAGTCTTGCCACGGAGAGTCGGCCGCAGGAAGTCTGCGTACTCGCTGGGCTTTTCGTCCTTGTAGCGAGCGCAGACGCTGCGGACGTTCTCCTCCGCGAGGGTTTTGTAGATATGGCTGAAGTCGGCCTCGTTGGCGCGGTGATCGTCGAGCCACGTGGCGTGCTGGACGGCGAAGTTCACGATGGTGGCGAGGTGTTTCTTGCTGACGACGAAAGCTGACATTGGGGTGGGTTCCTTTCGGGTGGATGTAGTGGTGAGGGAGTCCGTACTAAACACTTGCGAGACAGTCAGGGAAGGCCTGCTCGAAAGCGGCCTCGTAGGCGAGCCGGAGGCTCTCGCACGGGTCGCTGGCGTTCCGGTCGATATAGTGAACGACGACAGGGGCGTTGACGTGCTTGCCTTTGTAACTGTTGACTCCTCGCACGATGGCTGTGGTTCGCTTGCCACGTCCGAACTCGGCGATCAGCTTGTTAGCCAATTCCCGGCCTTCCGGGGTCCACGGCAGATCGACGAACCGCTTGTAGGCGTTCCCACGGCAGTCGCTGTACCGTCCGCCGAGAGCCTTGACCTTCTTCGAGTAGCGGGTGAACTCAGGGGACGTTCCGAGGTGCAACTCGACGGCTTTGGGCTGCGGGATGCCGGTCTCAGGCTTCGGCACGATCTTGAACTCCGGGGCGTCTCCCAGAGAAGCCAGCACGGCGTCGAGTTGATCACGCAAGGCGGCGACGGCGTCCAGCTTGGCACGAAATTCATCGTACTTCGACTCTTCGATCAGGTGGTCGGCGTCCTCGCCGTTGTCGATGTACTGCTGCAAGGCCTCCAGCACGCCAAAGAACTTGTCGCGGCTGTCGAGGTTGAGCGTGTCGGCGAGCGGCTTGATCGAGATGATGACGGTTTCCTTCTCAACGACCTCGCCAGCACTGTTCGAGACTTCGTAGCTGACGCTGGTGGTGCCGTTTCTCTTGCCCCAACTGGCAGCAAAAGCCGCTACGGCTTCGAGCGACACGCCCTTGCCGTTCTCCGACAGGATCAGGTTCTGGCAGGCGTTGTTCGTGTTGGACTTGAGGTGGATGTAGTAGTTCACTGGTAAGTCTCCTTCGTGGCGTTGGGGATGGCGAGTGTATCCGGACAAGTTAGGAAATGACAAGGTCGTTGGCGGTCAGGATCAGCCCAAGCCGTGATCTTTTCTTGGGAAGGCACCGCTCGACGTTGTCGACGACGAAGATTTCGAGTCGAGAGACTTTTCCGTCGTCTCCCACGAGCCTCACGCTGCTCGCGGTGCGAGACGCAACGCGGAAGCCCCAACTGCATTTTCCAGACGCACGGCTCGTGCAGCGGTAGGTCTGGCCGACTTGGAATTCGTTGTTCACTTGGCGTCTCCTTTGGCGAGTCTGGTGGCTGCGTCTTCGATCCGAAACTCTTGGCCGTCGATGCTGAACCGTGGCGAGCCGCAAGGCGAGGGGCAGAACAAGACCCACGTCTTCGCGATCCGCTTCAGCGTGCCAGCCGGGGCGGCTGCGAGTTTTTCGAGTTGCTTGGTGATGTTGCTCATGGCGGTATTATCGGTAGACGTCACACGAAAGTCA